ATCTTCGGATGTTTCGACGCTCAAGGAGTCTGTTACGGACAACAGGGGTCATACCATTGAAGATATCCTTGGTAGACCTACAAAGTCCATTCAGGATCCTGGAGCCTCACGGACGCTGTTGGCAGTATTCTTTGTACTGTTCGTTCTCCTGCATCTCTTTTGGCTCAGCCTAATATTGCTGCGAAAGTCGCCGGATTCTTGTCCATCCGTTTCACCACTAATGTAAAAATTGTGTTGAATGGTAATAGATTCCAACAAGGGCGTGCTTTCTTAGCATACTACCCAGCCAGGGTGGTTGAATCTGGGACAAAAGAACAGATGGAGAAGTACTTGATGACTACCACACAACGTCCAAGGGTGGATATTGACGTGTCCACAGATACAGATGTAACCCTGACCATACCATATGTGTCTCCATTCCTTGGCTATAATTTTGCCGAGAATTCTGGAGAGATTGGAACATTCAATTTGTTTGTTTACAGTCCACTAATGGCAGTGACAGGACCAACATCACTATCGTATACTGTGTACATGTGGTTTACAGAAGTGGAGGTATCCTACCCCACCTATATCCCCCAGGTATTAGGAAGCAGCAGCCGAGGATCTGATCCAGCTGTTAAAGAAGCGGCCAATCCGGGAGTCGGAACCATAGCCTCGTTATCAGGGACCATCGGAACTGCATTAAAAGGAATGATTCCTTTATACAGTACCGTAACTGATTTACCCCCTTGGGCAAAAGCTCTGGCTTCAGGTTCAGCGGCAGCTTTTGGCTTCTCTAAGCCCATTTCTGACCACATGGTAGCCAAAGTGGAGAGTGCAGTGTTTGCACACACGAATCACTCAGATGGTGGTTCGTTCGCTCGAAACCTTGGTATCAACCACAACTCCTCAGTTTCCCATATGCCAGGATTTGCCGGTCAATCCATTGATGAGATGGATATCTCATACTTGATCAGCATCCCTAGCTATTATAGAACAAGTTCATGGTCTATAAATATGGCAACTGAGACGACCCTTTTTAGAATTCCAATGGGTCCTCGGACATTCAGGACAGCTGACTCGACTCGTACGGTTC